GACTTTGAGGCGGTTGTGTTTACCGCCGAAAAAAACCGGCATAAACTGCCGGGCGGCGACTTTGCCGAGTTCGTGTTCGATTTCGACTCGCTGAGACTGCCGAAAAATCCCGTCATCGTTGATTTTAATCACGATGAAGATCAGGTGATTGGAAAGGCCCGCGTCTATCTGGACGAGGACGGTCTGAAAGCGGCCGGAACGCTCGTCTCGACGAGACCGGGCGACGTCGCCGCCGAGGTCGCCGAGCGTGGCCGCGTGGTGCCGTTTGGAATCTCGCCGACCATCGACTTCTCACGCGCTGAGCGTCTCGATCTAAAAGAGGGCGAGGAGATTGATCTCAACGGCCGCACATATCAGGGGCCGCTCGCGATATTTACCGGGGCAGAGCTTCGCGGAATAAGCGTCTGCTCATATCCGACAGACTTGAAAACAGAGTTCATTCCGCTCAGTCAGAAAGGATTGATACACATGGCAGCAGACGGGCAAGTTAAGTTCGCGACCGATCCGGCCGCGATCGAGCCGCCGAAGGGAGCGGCCGCGCCGGTGCAAGACGGGCCGACCGTCAGAGACGCCGAGCTTCAGCGATATATCGACGCGTTCGGGCTCGATCGGGGCGTGGCGTATTTCCAGGCGAACAAAACGTTTGACGAGGCTCGCGCTGAGACTTACGACGCGCTCGTAAAAGAGAACGAGGAGCTCAAGGCCAAGATCGCCGAGCTGGAAAAGGCCGCCGAGAAAAAACCGGAAGAGACGGTCGTCGTCGTCGACGACAAGCCCGCCGAAGCGGCCAAGCCCGCCGAGGCTGTCGCCGTCGAGGGGTTCTCCCAGCTCGTTCAACGTCTTGAAGAGACGCTGGCCAAGTTTAGCACGTCGGCCGAGTCTTTGGCCAAGCTGAGCCGCCGCGGCGACGAGCTTGGTCTGACCGGCTCGGTTCAGTCGGTCGAGCCTCAGAAGGCCGAGAACGATGAAAACAAGACTTACAGCGCCGCGTTCGCCGCGGCGATTAAATAATATTAAACCTATTGGAGGATTAGACATGGCAGTAGGTGGATTCACTAGTAAAGACGCGACGCTGATCGTCTCGACGAAACCGGCGTCGACGGCTACTTCCGCGGCGACCGACGCGATCGACTTGGGCGCGATCGACCAGATCGGCGTCCGCTCGGAACCGTTTGAGTTTAACGTCGTTATCCCGGCGTTCACGGCGACGGATCTTCCGTCTGACGCGACTCTGACGGTCGCCTTGGAGGCGTCTGACGACGCGACGTTCGCGACCGGCGTGGTCACGGCGATCTCTAAGACGATCGGCGACGGAACCGCGTTCGACGGGGCTGAGATTAAATACCGGCCGACGCTGAAGGCGCCTCGTTATTGGCGCGTCAATCTGACGACCGGCCTGACCGGCTCGGCCGCTGTTGGCGCCGACGCGGCCAAGAAGGCCGTCTCTCTGGAATATATCTGCTAGGAGGTGAAGAATGGCTTTCGTTAATTGGCATGACGTATTGAAGTTCCAAGGATTTCCGGGCGGAAAAGAGATCGCCGTCGAGGCTCGCGTGAATTGTCCTGAGTTCACCGGCGTCGACGCCTTTGGAACCCGTTTCGATATCGCTCGCGGCCAAGCGGTTACGGATCAGGATTATGTCGAGGGGCTCATCCGCAAGGAAACCACGCCCGCCGATCCGTTTAGAAACGTCAACGAGGGACTCAGCGCGTCGAAGGGCGTCTATGAGAGAACCTTGTTCAAGCTGCATAACGCGGGCGGATTTGTCCAGTATGACCGGGCGCTCATCGACCGCGATCGCACGCGAGGCGCGAATCTCATGAGGGCCGAGGCCGTCCGCGTCTTGGAGGACGCGATCCGCGCTCTGGGCATTCAGTTCTTCTATGGCGGAACCTCTGACGGTGGCGCGAGTTCCAAGGGCTTCCAGGGCTTGGAAGCGTTTGTCGACTCCGCTCAGACGATTTCCGCGGGCGGATCAGCCGCTGGCAGCGGAGACACCGGCCTGACGTCGGCGTATTTTGTCAAGTTCAGCGAGGGGCGAGGCGTCTCTTGGCTCTTTGGCCGCGGTGGTTCTTTGGAGCTGAGCGAGATCGACCGCGTCGAGGTCGCCGATCCGGCTGACTCGACGAAGCTGATTCCGATGTATCGGCAGCTTCTCGAATTCTATCCGGGCCTCTCGTTTGCGTCCAAGTACGCCGCCGTCCGAATCGCGAATATTCAGACGGGCTCGATCGCGACGCCCGCGAACCTGTCGACGACTGCTCTGACAGACAAGCATCTGCTCGTCGCGCTCGAAAAATTCCGGGGCGACGCGCCTGACGCTTTGTTCATGAGCCGCAAGGCGGGCGTCCTCTTGGGCGCGAGCCGTCAGCCGTCGATCACGATCAGCGGAAAAGCGATCGTCGCGGGCGAATATAACATCCCGCGTGATCTGTATGGCATCCCGATTCTCTACACCGATTCGCTCGGCGAGAACGAGGCCGCTTGGAGCTGATCTCATGGCGCAGTCAAGAATTAACGCTCGCATCGAGGCCGCGATCAAGCGGGCGGCCCGCCGATATCAGACCGGATCGTTCCTATTCACGGCCTCAGGCGTGAGCGTGGCTCTTGACGCCGTAAAGCGTGACGCCGACGCCGACGCGCTGCCGCCCATTTCGGGCTCAGCCTCGGCTCGGCGTTACGAGTTAATCCTGACGCGGCGATCTTTCGAGCTCGTTGCTTCTGCTTTCCTCGCGAGCCCGAAAGCGTCGACCGCGTCGGTATTTGAGATTCTGAGAAAAGGCAAGATTACCTCGACAGACTCGACCGGCAAGACGACCGAGTATCGCGTCGACGCCGCTCGGCCTCTGCAAGAGAATTCACCGGACGCCGGTTCTATTAGGCTGTTTGTCTATGAGGTTTAGAGCAGATGAAAAAATACAACAGCGTCGAACAAGCGTTCGACGCGCTCCTCGCCAAGGCCGACCAGATGGCTGAGGCGGTCGCCGCCGAAGCGCTGAAATATACGGCGATCGACGTCAGAAAAGCGGCGATGCGCTCGATTAAGAGCGGGGGCAAGAATAAACGATCTAAGAATTGGCGGTTCTCCAAGCCTGGTGAACCGCCTCTTTCGCATCTTGGGACGTTGAAAAACGCGATCAGATACGAAAAGACCGATTCGGGCTACATTATCGGGCCTGAGCTTGTCGGCGCGTCTAAGACGTTGAAGACGCTGGAATATGGCGGCGAGGGCGCGTTCATTGAAAAAGACTATGCGCCAGAGTACGCGCAGAAACGCCGACGCCGTAAAAAGGCCAAGAGCTACGAGAAGCGCGGATGGAGATGTCAGCGTCATGGCACAGTCAGGGCGTCACGCCCGGCGACCGCTCGACGGTATTATATCTATTCTAAATCGCTGGGCCGGGGCGTTTATGTCGACACATATCAGTATTTCTACTCAAAGGAAGAATGGATCGCGGCGACTAAATCGCCGACGTTCCAGGCGTGGGCGCGTCGACAGTATCAGACGACGCGATCGACCGTCAACGTCGCGGCGAGGCCGTATATGCGGCCCGCGCTCGCCGCTCAGACGACCGAGGCCAAGAACGCCGCGAGATTAACGCGAGCGGCCAAGAACGTCAGCCGCCGCGAGAGTCTGACTGATATCCCATACTAGGCGAAGACGGCGCCGCCGCCGCGCCGGGCCGCGTCGGCGATCTGCCTGAGATAGCCGGTCTGGGTGCGCTGCTCTCTCAACGTCTGCTTGTTAAAATCAAGCGACGCGACGCTTGACGCTTGCCAGGCGTTGAACGTTCCGCCGACCGAACGCCCGATATTGTCGCGGGCCTCGGCCGCGAGCTCCTCGGCGCTTGCGTATTTGTCCTCCGCCGCGCCCAGACGATTGAGCGCCGCGGCGATGGTCGCGGAATCGCCGCCCGTCTGAGCCTCGACGAGACTCTGCTGAGCCTCTTTGAGATCCGCCGCCGCCATGGCGAGCTTCTCCAAGGGGCTCGCGTATTTTTCCGCCCGCGCCTTCATGGCCTCGGCGAGCTCCTCGTCGCCTTTGCGCTTGCGCTCGGCCTCCTCTTGGGCCGCCCGTCTCTGCTCCTCGATCTGACGCTGAGCCTCGCGCTGAGCTTCCGCTTGCGCCTCTTGCTGTGCGAGCGCGATCTGTTGATTCGCGGCCGCGTCGACGTTGAGCGCCTGCTGTTGGATCGCCCGCGCCTGTGGCGAGCTGCGGAACAGCTCGTCGACGCTCGACTGATCGTTCCAGTCGGTCAGACCCTCAGGATCGGCGAGCCGCCGAAGCTCCTCGATGACGCGCTCGCGCCGCTCTTTGATCGCGTCGATCTTGCGATCGAGCGCCGACTTCTCCTTCTCGGTTCCCTCGTCGATAAACTTGGCCGCCGCGTCGCTTGCCGCTTGCAGAGCGCGTTCGTCGACCGCTCCGCCCGCCGCGTCGGCCGAGCTTGTCGCCGCTGAGACGGTCAGCGCGTCGAGTTCCGCTTGCCACTCGGCGATCTGGGCTTGGTTCTTGCGCTTCGCGATGTCGAGACGCTTCTGGAATTCGGCGTCGTCGCCGAGAATCTCGCGCCTGGCGTCGTCGCCGATCCCTTTCGCGACGACGCTTCCGTTAGGATTGACGCCGCCGAGCATTTCGGCGATATATTGGCCCCATGTCGCGCCTCTTTTTTTGCCGAAGAGCGTCTCGGCCGTCCCCACCTCGTCGCGCAATAGGTCGCGCTCCAAGGCGCCACTCTCCTCATTGTTTCGGGCCTCGTCGATCGCGGCCTGTAATTTGAGCCGCCGTCCCTCGTTGATCTTGTCGTTCAGCTCCTTTTGAGCGCCGACAGCGATCTTGATCGAACCGGCGACCGCGTCGACAGATACGCCGACGTCGCCGTATTTTTGCTTCAGCGATTCCGCGAGCCGAGCGGCCTCGCCGATCTCCTCGTTGCTCAGCTGGTGCTCTCGGCTGATTTTTTGGAGCGTCCTGAGCCGGTCGAGATCGGCCCGCGCCTGCTGGTCTTGGCTGCGCTGCTCTTCCAGATCGTTGGCCGCGTCTTTGGAGAATTTTGGCAGGTCTGAGACGGCCTTTCGATATGCGACGACCGCGGCGACCGCCGCGCCGATCGCAGCGGCGAGCAGAACCCACGGATTCGCGAGCGACGTCAGGTTCAGAGCCGTGAGGGCTTTCTGGACAGAGGCGACCGCGCCGGTCATGACCGTCCAGGCGTTGGTCGCGATAAAGACAGACGACGCCATCGCGCCGACCGCCGCCGTCGCCGCCGTCAGGCCGAGCGTGAGATTCGGATGTTCCTCTGCCAGCTTAATGACCGCGCTGAGCGCTCGCGACGCTACGTTCGTGAAGTCAATGAGCGCCGGCGTCACGGCTCGCGCTATCGTCAGACCGAGGCCTTGAAACGCCGTCTTCAGGCGCGTCGTCGCATCCTGGAAGTTCGCGCCCATCTTGGCCGTCGTCGAGTCGACTGAGACTCCCAGATCGCGGGCCTCTTGTCTGAGCTTAGCGAGGCCGTCAGGGCCTTGACTGAATAGTGGGATTAGATTGGCGCCAGCCGCGCCGAAGATCCGCATGGCCGCGCCCGCCCGCTCGGTAGGGTCAGAGATCGCGCTGATAGCCCGCGCTATCGCGTCGAATTGCTGTTCGGGATTGAGAGCCGCGATCTGCTTGACAGAGACGCCGAGAATCTGAAAGGCCTTCTCGGCCCGGCTCGATCCGCTCTGGGCGGCGACTATCTGAGACGCGAGCGAGCGCATCGCGCCCTCGACGTCGCTGATGCTCGCGCCGCTCATCTCGGCCGCGTGGGCGAATTCAGACAGCGCCTCAGAGCTGAGGCCTGTCCTCGCGCTCATCTTGTCGAATTCGTCGCCGACGCCGCCGAGGAGCGACGTCAGGCCGCGGGCCGCCGATCTGACGGCGTTATAGACGTCGCCCGCCGTGATGACGAACCGATCGCTGAGCTTCTTGGCGGTTCGCTCGGTCAGCTCGGCCTCGCGTCTGATCTCTT